CATGAGGCCAGCACGCCACTTATTTGCAGTTGCAAGTGTGTTACCGGCCGCAGGTAAGGCCGCTTGTACTGTAGTTGCTACTTTAGTACCTGTTGAGACCGCTGATGTAAGTGCGGGTACTGCGGAAGGCGTGGCTACTTTTACGGTGCCTTGTGCAACCGCACCCATCTTATTCATGAACTGCGCCGATTGAGCAACCTTTGTTGACGCACCGGCGGCCATACCGGCGGATGCAGCAATACCTCTAGTCGCTGCTTCAAAGGTCGTGTCCATGACAGGAATTGCATATTCTACGAAGGTGGCAATTTCGTCACCAAAACCCATAACAAGCCCAGCGACACTACCGGTAATTGCATAACCTACTGCTTTAGCAATTTTCGCAAATAAAGATTCCGCTTTGTCTTTGGTGTCATGATACGCTTGTTTCGCATCTTTTAGGTATGAGAAAGCGTTTCTATTCTCAACGTCATCCTCGTCCTCTTTTCTTTTTCGACGAAGATTTTCTTTTCTGTCGTCTTCAGTCTTTTTCTTGACTGCTTCGGTTAACTCAGCAATTATTTTGTTTTGAGTGTCGACCGAAGATTCTAGCGAAGCGACTCGCTGAATGATTAGATTGAGATGTTCTGCGTAAAGACCTTCATTAGGTCCTTCTTTTGGTATGATTTTTTCTTCATCGACACTAACTTTGCCGACAGCAGGAAGTCCTGTGACAGGAACATATCCCGGTCCTGCGGCCGCGCCGCCGCTGCCTGCGCCGCCTGATCCTGATCCGCCTGAGTTACCCGAGACATCATCACCACCCATCATAAAATCTGCAGCTGCTCCGAATATTGCGCCACTGCCGCCAGTTTTAGCTATTCTCTTTAGAAAACCATCTTTCGCGGATTTTCCAGTAGAACCAGCAACATCTTTAGCTTTCTTTGCAGTTTTGCCTAATCTAGCAAGTATTGGTAACATATTTTCCTACCAAGGTATATTGTCTTGTGGTGTTGATGCCTCTTTCGCTTTTTCATTCATCATGTTTATGTAAACGTCTCTTTCAAACGGTATCATGTTTTCAATCTCCGTCAGCGAGAAGTCTGCACTTTGTGACATATCGAACATTGTCTGATACATCGTAATCAAATTTGTGTAACTCAGGCTAATGCGAAAAAATCTTCTAATTGTCTAAAAACCACTTTCTTCTCTGTTCCCTCAGAATTGGTGTAGTTGACTACATGTTCAATTCTAGGAATTGCTTCAAAGAAACTTTCGATTTTCTTATATGTGTCGAGAGGAAGATTATCAATGAATTCTTCCTTTTCTTTCTCAGAAACTTCTTTCCAAGAATAAACGTCTTCCTCATCATACACTGTGTCAATGCAGTGTTTGATCGTTTCGAAACCAATCTCAGTGACCGTTTCAAGGTTGGCCAACCTCTCAGCGATTGTGGGATTCGGCCAACTTAAAGTCAGACCCATGTTATCACCGAATGTAACGGTGTTATTGACCTCTTCTGGGTATGTGACTTCAACTTCATTGAGATCGACCTCAAGATCATAGAGAATGCCGTCATTACTATCTTGAACCTGAAACTTAACGATGTTGTCAATAGAAACCGCACGTAGTTTCAGAAAAATATATTCAAGATCAAATAATGTTGCATCGTCAACACTGAAATCGGGATTGATCACACAGTTGTTTACAATCTGCTTCACAGCTTGAAACATATCTTTGCGTTCACCCGACTCTCTAGCCATCATGAGAATCTTTTCTTCCTTCACAACAAAAGGACGATAATTCAAAGTCTTTTTATTCGAAGGTTGTGTCAACTCAAACGATGCGGTTTGAATCTTAGGTAATGCCATAATTTTTCACCTCAAGTTTAACTTACTTTCCAATCAGTATATTTGTATGATACTGCCAATTTTAATGTGTCATCTGAAGAACCCCATGACATCTGCATTTGATCTACAGACAATGGGAATGCTTCGTTAAGTGTAATGGTCTTTTTCAGTGCGCCAGTGTTGTGGTCGTACATTTGAATTATCAAAGGTCGAGCATACTCTTCAAGATAATATGCAGTGTATTGCTTATCGCCTTTGTAATCTACAACTTTATTGGCCCACTCGTAAAAATCTTGATAGACGCTGTAATCGGCGTCCAGTGTATGCACCATTGAAACTTCTTGTGGGTTGAATGCATAAGGAAGTGTGTACATTCTTCCGTTGCCGTATGGTTTGTAATTGTCAACACTCATCCATGCGGCGCCGGGTGCTGATATCGATTCTGTTCTGAGACTAATTTCTCGACCGCTGCCGGCCGCAGGTGTTACAATACAGTCGTAACTGTGTGCGCGAGCAAATCCTTTACTCGCAACCTGTGATTTAAATTGTGATACATCGAATGGCATTATAGCATCCTCTTAGAATCTGTCCAGACTCTACTCTTTTTACCTTTCTTAAATCTTTCTGTTGGCAACATCAACGCAGTATCCCAATCTTCCGCAGGCACATACAAAAATCTCGACCTAACATGTGTGTTTAGATACTTTTTAACACATGGTTTGAAGTAATTGAATTTGCCCGCGGCATTTAACAGACCGTAACTTGCTCTTAATTTCTTGGAATCTCGCACATTGTCTTGCATTGCGATTGAATACAATCTGTCCATCAACCTCGCACGATACAAGTGCGGTAGATAATGTAGATTCATTCCAAGAAACCCATCTGGATATCTATCCATCACAAATATCAATGGAAATCTATCGTAGTAGGGTAGTGTGTCTTTGTGTTTCGGATCATAGAAGTACATATACATTCGACCAACATCTTTCATGGTGATGTTGTTGTACAGTCTTTCTCGGTTACGCATTTCTTTCTGTACATTTACAGCCGCGACCTGTTGTGCTCGATCACGGTACCAATCTCTCGCTTCTTCTGAACCTACTTTGACACCGGCCGCTTTGCCTTCAGCCGCAATTTTCTGAAAGATATATGTTGCCACTATTTGATTCCTAATTCGTGTTCGGTCATAATCATGAATTTCCATCCACGATTATCGCAATACTTTTTTGCTGCATCCCACTTGCTTTTATTTATCGCCCACGACTTAACTTCATATAAATAACTTTTGGTCATCTTTTTTTGTGGTGTGGGTTCTTGAGTCTGTTTGTAGGGTTTTACCTCAATCACGACAGTTTCTATCTTTCCTGACTGATTTTTCATCTTCACCCAAAAATCGGTGAAATATCTATGCACTCTGCCGTCTAAAGGTGATCGATAAGGTATAACTAATTCTTCACTGCCCCACTGTAAAACATCTGGGTGTTTGTCTAAATATACCATAAGACGTAGCTCCCAACTACTACGATAAATAATGTTAGTGGGATCACCGCGGTATTTCTTGGGATTATTGGGTTTGAAGTAACCCTTGTACGTTTTGACCATAAGCATATTTATAGGACCTAATAAATGGCAAATACAACAATATCGGTTAACTCTCTTACAGACGTTAGCCCAAGTGCCGGTCAACTTAAAACAAATCTATCGAATCGTCAAAAGGCTCAGTTAGAAGTACTGAACGGTCTTCCCGGTTCTGTCGGCCGACCCGGTAGAATCACTGGTTCTGTCTCAAACTCACTGTCTGGTGCGAATAAGACCACGGTCGGTACAATGAGCGCCGCCGCATCACTCGCAGGCGCACTTGACAACGCTGGTATTCACAACGATGTGACTCGACGATTGTTGACAGAAAAGGTGTCACCTGCTCTCAATGCAAAAGTTGGTATCATTGATCGATCAAACAAGACACCGACTGACCTGAGTATTAAATCGAATCGTCTGCCAAGTATTGCACAAAAGAGTGCTACTGAGAAAATGGACGAGACACGCATTCGATTGATGGGTGAAGGCGACCTTGGTTATCAGGGTACCGCATTCCCACCTGATCTGGCGGCTAGAACTCCTGCATTTATTATGTTACACTTTCACACATATACACGTGGTAATGCCTTCAGTAAGGGTAGTCTCAGTGGCGGTACAAAAGTATTCTTGCCTCTGCCAGAAAACTTTCAACAGATTTTTGCGATTCAGGCAGACAGTAAAGACCTGACCTCGTTTTCGCCTATGATGAAAGGTGCGCTTGAAAATGGCGGCGCAGATTTCTTAGGCAATAAAACGGCCGATCAAGCTTATGAAAGTATCAAAGAAATGGGATCAGCGTTTCTAGACGAAATGAAAAAGGAAGAAAATGCGGTTAGAGATGAGGCCAGAGCCATCGCCGCTCGTGCTGCAATTGGTGCGGCATCATCTGTAGGCCAAGAAGGTTTGGCGGCCGCCGCTCAAGCTGCTGTAGGTTCGATACCAAATCCACATCCGACTGCATTCTTTCAAGGCATACCATTGCGTCGATTCTCATGGCAATGGAAATTTGTACCACGAAAACAAAGTGAGGCAGACGCACTGCGTTCTATTTTAAAAACAATTAAGAAAGAGATTTTGCCAGAGGCCTCGGGTGGTTTCTTGAACTCGCCTTCATTCGTACAACCTTCAGTTGAAGGTCAAAACAAGCTCGATATCAAATTTAAGAAAAGTATGGTTACGCAATTCAGTATCAACTATACCGCAGAAGGCACCTCTGCTTTCTTCCATGACGGATCACCTGTATCTGTACTATGTGGTATGGAATTCACTGAGATGGAACTTTTCTTGAAGGGAGATTTGTAAGATGTCATCGAAAGATTTGTACAAAGATTCGCCTTACTTTAAAAAGTTTCCTGTTGTAGACTACAAAGGTAATGTTGCACTTGATCTATTGAAAAGGGTCGATATCAACTCACAGGTGCAAAATTTCTATAACGCCTTCTATGCTTATACAATGAACCGAGATGATCGTGTTGAAGACGTTGCATTCAACTACTACGATGATGTTGATTATGATTGGATCATTTACATGGCAAACGATGTCGTTGATCCTTACTACGATGTTCCTTTGAACAGTGAGAACTTTGATAAATTTCTTATCAAAAAATATGGCACATTAGAGACTGCACAGACAAAAATCTTGTACTACAAATCCAATTGGGCCGGTGATGATACAATACTTTCATCTTCTGGTTACGAGGCATTGAGTACTAACTTTAATCCTGATGGTCGAAATGATACGAGTGTTCTGCCTGATGCAGTGGGTAACCCACGCAAATACTGGAAGGCAATTGAAAACAACGCTGGTGTCATTGGTTATCAACGAAACGATGTAGACATCATTGTTACGACAAACAGAATAGAAACTTACACCATCGAAAACGCTAACGGAACATTTGTCGAAGGTGAACGATTGCTTGCTGTAGATGATGCAACTCTGCGAGCAAACTACAAATCATCGAACACGACCAATATGATCATCGACAGTATCGAAGGTTCTTTCTGTTCTAATGCAGACTTCAGTGTACGTGGTTATGAATCAGGTGCAACAGTCACAATCAAGGCACACTCTGCTGGCGCAAGCGAAGCGACGATCAATCAGTTGGCCGCTTTGACAGTCGCAGATAACGGACCCATCATTACACACGTGATACCGAAAGTCGAAACACAATACTTTAAACCAGTAACAGCATTCGAACATGAAGAGGAATTGAACGAGAAAAAACGAGATATATATTTGATCGAAGAAGGATATAAACACGATCTGAACCAACAACTCAAAGATATACTCTCTTAAATTATGGCCTCCAAGAACGTTGAAACAGGTGAATTAGAGGTAGTCGGAAATAAAATCACGATTACTACCTTTACTGGCGGAAACCCTCAAAACATCCATCACCTTGTACAAAGTTTTGATATTTACGAATCGCTTGATAACAATTGTATCACGGCGGATTTTATCGTATATGATGGTGTTGAATTGACCAACTATCTTCCCGCGGCCGGCGAAGAAAAGATTTCTCTATCAATTAAAACACCTTCACGTAAAACCTGTACGTATAATTTCTTTGTGCATACCATATCTGGTATGAGTGCTACTAATGATGCTCAACATAAGACATATCGTTTTCAATGTGTGTCGATGGATTATCTAAACAACTCATACATGAAGATCACCAAAAGATATACTGACAAAAAATATGACGAAGCAGCAAACGAAGTATTAAAGGTAGATTTTCCTGTCAGTAAAGGCCTTGAAGTGGAACCTACAAAAGGTAAGTTTGATTATGTGGTCAACAACGTGCGGCCGTTTCAGATTATGGATTTATTGTGTGAACGTGCCGTGCCATCAAATGACTCTCACGCAGGCAGCAACTATGTTTTCTATGAAGACAACGAAAAATATTATTTCGTAACACTAGAACACCTGATTGAGACACGAAAGGGCAAGGCCGAAGGATTTACTTTTGTTTACGATACAGGCAACAGGTTTGAAGATTTTGATAAGGTCGTCAACGTTCGAAATATTCTCAATTACGAGGTATATGATCTAGGTAAATCAGTAGACAAGGTTCTTGCTGGGGCACAAAGAAATCAGGTTAGAGAGTTTGACATCTATCACGGCGATTATTTTGTGAAAGAAGAATATACAAACACTTCTGACTTTAAGAAATTCCAGAAGACAGACAAGAACATTGACCTAAACAGTGCCGCCTATTCTGGTTCAGTAGAAGGTATGCCTGCTCGTACAATGATGGCAGTGAAAGACGGACTGCGACCTGAGATGGAACACAATAAGAGTATACCAAAAAAGAGAGCATTCGAATCAAAGATTGCCCAACACGGTATGAAGATACAGGTATACAACGACACAAATTTATTGCCTGGTGATGTTGTAAAGTGTAAAGTGCCTGAGATTGCGATGACAACACAAGGCCGAAAAGAACAGGAAGTATACTCGGGAAATTATTTCATACAAAATATGAGACTAACTGCAACTAAGAGATCGGACGGCCTTGTAGAGGGATTTCATATTCTAGACTTACGACGACCGAACTTAGGTAAAGAGATAGGATAAAATGGCAAATTATCAATTAGGCGAATCATTTCGCTGGTTTATTGCAAGAGTGATTGACATAAACGATCCAGAAAAACTGGGTCGAGTGAAGATTCGTGTGATTCATGAACAGACGGGTGAACTGGGTAAAAAGGTAAAGACCTTTGGCATTCTTGATGAAGACCTGTTATGGGCATATCCTATCTCTGCAATACAATCTGCTTCTCTCTCATGGAAAAAAATTACCGAACTAGAGAAGTTTGAAACACCTGACTGGATTGATGCTGTTGGTCTTTCACCGACAGGCCTTGCAGTCTCATCATATGTTTATGGTTTCTATCTTGATGGTCATGAGGCAAATATTCCTCTGATCTTTGGTACTTACCACAAGATGTCACGATATCCAGAACCACCACCAAGTAATGCACCCGTTGACGGTGAAGAATCATTGTTGCAGATGGAACCACCACAAGGCGAGACATTCTTTTATTCAGATATCGCCGCACTTGCAAAAGGTTTCTATGAAGACCCGCAACGACCTGAAGTCAATGGTCCCGGTCAAACACTACCAAAAGATCCACACACAGTCAGCACACTTTGGGGTCAGCCAGAAGGTAAAGCACCCGTAGATGAACCGCCGTCTGCATACGCCACAGTTTATCCGTATAACACAACATACACCACAAAATCTGGTCATGCCATCGAAATGGATGATACCCCTGGATCAGAACGAATTCATATCTGGCATAAATCTGGTTGTTACGAAGAAATCTCAAACGGACCACCCGGTGAGAATACAGACCAAGACGGCGCAAAGAAAGATCCAAATTATCCCAAGGGTCCTGTTGAATACGTATACACCACGGCCGGTGGTATTACAGAACCAAGTTGGTCAGGTCGCCGCAATATTGTCACGAATGATAACTATAACTCAACGATTCGAAAAGATAAGAACGAACTCATTCAACGTGACCATAACGTAGAGATTGCAAATACACAGATCACCCGGCTCGGTGCGACTACATTTATCTCCTCTGGTTATGGTTCACCGACAGGCAACCGAGATCCAGAAGACGGTAAGACATATGCTGATGGTGGTCTTGATAAAGGTTATTTGTACGTTGACACAAAAGAAACGGCCGTTCACACCGTCGATAAGAACTTTCTAATCTCCGTCAATAAAGGCGGACCAGATGGTGAGTATCGATTCTCTGATGATGAAAAAGGTAACTATCGATTAGAAGTTGCAAACAATGCCAATGAAGAAATTGGCAATAATCACATCGTCACGATTGCAAACAACCAGAATATCACCATTGGTAATAACCAAACCGTTTCAGTCGGTGCAAACTGTACAGTCTCTATTGCTGATCATTGTACCGTATCAATTGGTCAAAACTGTACTATCATCGTGGGTGGTAATGCAAGAGTCACCGTCTCAGGTCAAGCCGATGTATCAGTCGGTGGTAATATGAGTGTGACTGCCGGCGGTACTGCTCGAATCGCATCAACCGGTGCCATGGACATTACCTCGTCCTCTGCGATACGAATGTCTGCACCAACAATTGATCTGAACTAACATGCCAGAAAAAACAGAACATGAAATTACCCTAGTGATCACACCTTGGGCAAATAACGACTCATGTAATGTAAAAGTGTGTGAGTGTATTACCCAAGGTTGGAACGTTGAAACATCCTCTACTCTCGACTATGAGTTTGAAGTTTCGCCTGAAATTCCTCCAGTGGTGAATACTGATGTCGATGAGTTTTTTGCAAACGGCGATCCAAATCCAGATTACATCGTTGAAGAAGGTCAAGAGGCCGTCTACGAGACCAGAACTGCCGTTGCCATTGTCACCAGTGCAAACGTCATTGGTATTGATGATGCAACCGCAAACGAGAAATGCAAACCACCTTACGTAGCAGGTTGTAATCCAGATGGATCGGCCATTAAGTACGAAGACATCGTGGTCAATCCACAAAAGATGCAAGCATATGCTAAGTGGAAGTATTTACAAGAATACTATTTTCCTAATAATCAAATCGAATGGACTACCCGACCTGATCAGACCTTTCCGCCTCTACCCGAAGAAGGTGTCAATGTAGACCAGTTTCTTTATTACTGTGCAAACACTGAACTGCCACTAGGTAACACCCAGATTCGGGAATACATGAGAATCGAATTAGATAATGATCTACAAGTGAATGGCGAATTATCAATTTGTGAATGCAATATCTGTGTCGTCGGTGAGGCGAAATGGGAAGCAAACACCGATCCATTACATCCTTTTGTGGTGAAAGGAAATCCAACACTCACCTTTGAAGTCTGTGGTTCTTGTTGCGCCGGTAATGATTACGATGATGCCGCACTGGCCGCAGATTCGGCTCAAGATTCTTATAATGATAATCCAAGACAAGATCCACAATTAACAGAAGAACAAATAAATAATCTGAATGCGAATCTAATACCGAATGCTCATGCACTTAGTATCGGATTTCCCAGCATCACTGCGCCATCGGGAATGCCGACAGAAAACGTCCTTGTCAACATTGAAGAAGGAAATCCACCCGGTTCTCCTCGTAATCTCAATACAGTAAACAGAGGCAAGATAGATCCAAACGGCAAAGGTATTCTAATGATACCGTATCCCGCCGCATGTATTCAAGTCAAAGACGGATACGAGAAAATGGGTCTTCCGAAGGGTTCCGGCGGTTCCGGATGCGAAATTGACCATTTTAATTCAATTAAAAAGGGCTATGCAATTGATGAGACGCCTTGTGGTGAGACACCGGGACCATTAGATCAACAAGAAATTATTTGTATCAAAATCGATGAAGACTACTTTAAAACGTGCGGATTCTCACAATCAAACGGTGCCTGTGAGATACCGATGGCGCCTCTAGCAAACGTCTCAATAGATTGTTTTAAGTTTGAAGACGGTTACGAAAAGACTTGCGCCTTTACAAATTGTTAAGAGGAAAATACAATGGCACAGATGACTCTACAGAGAGGAAAGATATACGAATTTAATCTGGCAGAACTGTCGGGTAAACATCCGTTCTGTCTGCGACTGGCCCCAGGTGATACTTCACCTGTACCCGGTGCAACAGGCAATGACCCTGTAAACGGTTCAGTTGGTAATATTATTCGTTATCTTGTACCTTACGATGCGCCTGATAAAATCATCTATCAGTGTGCAAAAGCAGGACAGGACGGAATACACAAGACGGACACTAATTGTGTTATAAATATAGTTGATGTGGGTGATTTGGACGATGATGGTATCAGTGATGATATCGATCCAGATCGTGATGGTGACGGCATTGATAACGAAGATGATATGATGCCAGACCATGCACCCGAACCTGAAGGACCCGATTGTTAATGCCGGGTGTATCCAGAAAAACAGATAAGAGTACAGGACACGGTTCTTTTCCACCTACACCGATTAATTCTGGTACTGTTTCATCTGTAAGAGTAAATGGCCTAGAGTGTGCGACTGTTGGATCAGAACATACGCCGCATTCTTCCTCAGGTACTACTCATGCAGGCGCTCAAAGAAAGGTGTCAGGCGGTAGTGGCACCGTTCGAGCAGGCGGCAAACCGGTTGCAAGATTAGGTGATCCTATTGCTTGCGGTGATAAGTTAGGTGGTGCTTCGGGGAATGTATTCGCTGGTGGATAAGTTAATATCGAAAGAGTATCAAGAAACGCTTAGAAGTTTTCATGAGAATAAACAAGGATTCGGTACGTCTGGTGCAACACGGCATATTCGAACCATCGTACAGATATTCGAACAACATAAAATATTTAATTTACCAGAAAAGTTATATGGTAAAGATGCATTTGAACGATGGCGTCAATTAGATTATGGTTGTGGTAAAGGTACTCTGAAACAGTGTCATCCTTTTGCGGGTCATATGATTTCTACTCGTTTCTTAGAATATGATCCTGCAATACCGGGTAAAGATAGTGATCCAGGTATTGCTGATATGATTTACTGTTTAGACGTATTAGAACATGTCGAACCAGAAAAACTAGACGATGTTTTACTACATATAGAATCCAAGTTAAGAGGCCGTAACTCAAACATTCTATTTTATATTCAATACACCGAAGCGTTGACGTTTCTACCTGATGGACGTAATGCACATTTAATTGTAGAAGATCACGTTTGGTGGTTTAATAAATTAAAAGATTTATTTAAAATGAAAGGTTTTGTGAATAAAAACAACGGCGGTTATTTTTTAGTAGGAAAACATCCTGATAGAAACTTTGATCATTTGATATCGACGCCTCCGCCAAAAGAAAAAGAATAACAAGGAGATTTCCCGATGGGAGTCAAGAATTCAAAAGTCAACGATAACTTTCTACAGAGTGGTGGCACAAAGGAATTTTTTTCTGACTTTGCTACCAACTTCATGCCTCATCCGGCCACAAAGCAAGTTACTCGGCGCCGTGATGTTGATTCTGTAAAACAATCTCTACGCAATCTCCTCCTAACGAATAAATATGAAAGACTCCGTAATCCAGAGTACGGCGGTAATATTCGACGATATCTGTTTGAGAATATGAATGAGATGACAGATACAGAAATCCGCGTAGACGTAGAAGCAATGATAAAACAATTTGAACCAAGAGTCAAGACCCATGAAGTCATTGTACAGTCTAATTTAGAAACACTTGAGGTAAACGTGACAGTCAAATTTGGAATACTGAATGTCTCAGAAGATGAGAGTCTAGAAATTAACCTATACAGAGCACGGTAACCATGGCCAATTCAAGTATCAATTACACTACACTCGATTTTGAATCAACAAAACAAAATCTAAAAGACTATCTAAAGTCTCAAGACCTGTTTAAAGATTACGATTTCGATGCCTCTAACATGAACGTCCTTTTGGACGTTCTTGCGTATAATACCAATCTAAATGGTTTCTACCTGAATATGATTGGTAACGAAATGTTTCTTGATAGTGCGGTCTTACGTGACTCAATTGTTTCTCATGCTAAGGAATTGAACTATTTGCCTCGTTCTTTCCGTTCAGCACGTGCAACCGTTGATCTACAGATGACAGATACAACCGCTGGATCAGTTAACATTCCACGTGGTACTGCATTTACAGGTTCAGACGGTGCGAAGTCATTTACCTTTGTGACTGCGGAAAACTATCTTGCAGAGGCTCAAGGTGATAATACCTTTACTGCGACAGTTGACCTCTATGAAGGTGACTATGTTTCAGACTCTTACGTGGTCGACTATCAGAATCCAGTCCGTTATAAACTCTCTAATCGCACCGTCGATACAACCAGTTTGACCGTTGCAGTGATCGAAGACAACGGTGGTACAACGCTCTCATATAAGTTTACTGACTCACTGTTTGACCTTGATGCACAATCACAGGTATTCTTTATTGAACCATCCGAAGGTGAGTCATACGAAATTGTATTTGGTGACGGCGTAATCGGCCGACAACCAAAAGACCGTTCGATTGTATTGATTCAGTATCGTGCATGTAACGGTGAACTGCCGAATGGTATTCAACGATTTACCTCTGACGGCAACATTGGTACTGCAACCGTGAATCGTGTTGTTGCACAATCTGCCGCGGCCGGTGGCGCTGTATCTGAATCACTGACATCAATTAAGTTAAACGCACCACGTGCCTTTACAACACAAGAAAGGGTGGTAACTGCGGATGACTATAAGTCGATCCTCTTGCGTAATTTCTCCGAGATCAACGATGTCTCTGCTTACGGCGGAGAAGAGGCAATTCCTCCACAATTTGGTAAAGTTGTCGTTGCGGTAGACTTAAAGCAAACTGATGTGCTACCCCCGTCAAAAGCAAACGAATATAAGAACTTCATTAAACGTCGAAGTCCTCTGTCAATTGATCCAATCTTTGTTGAACCTGCATACACTTACCTTGACGTAAACTGTAGGGTAAAGTATGACATTAACCAGACCTCATTGACACAACAGGATATCCGTTCACTGATTTTCTCTACTATTCAAGATTTCAATACAGAGAATATTAATGGTTTCCGCAAGACACTGTTTTATTCTCGTTTCATTGCAGCCATCGATAATTCACTGGGTGCAATTGTAAGTAACGACACAGAAGTTAAAGCCGTGAAACTGTTAACACCAGAATCAGGTGAAACACGTAACTACGATATACGATTTGATATGGCCTTACGTGATGATATTGGTCAGTTATCCGGCGATCACCCTAATCAGGAAATTGCAATCGTAGAATCTGGTCCTTTCCTTTACAACAATGAGATTTGTTTCTTAGAGGATGACGGCGAAGGTATGATGCGTATTATGACCGGTGTTGAAAAGAACCACCGTGAAGTTGAAAAGATCGGTACAGTCAATTACGACACAGGTGAAATCAAGTTAGAAGGTTTCCAGCCTGATGCTATTCTGAATGCTAACGAACTTGCGATTACTGCAAGAACCGCAGAGGTTGATATTACCTCTGCACGAAACACCATTCTCTCTATACGAGATGCAGATATTAGGGTCCGAGTAGAACAGGTTCGAATCTAATGGCAAAAGACATTACGAAAAATATAAGTCAATTTACTGCGAGTCTTTTTCCCGAGTTTTATCGGGAAGAAGGTCCAATGTTTATTGCATTTGTACAGGCTTACTACGAGTGGATGGAATCACAAAATGAAACACTGTACCATGCTCGACGATTAGGTGAATATCGTGATGTTGATAGAACCATTGAAGACTTCATCATTTATTTTAAATCAAAATTCCTACCTAATATTCAGTTTAATATCGCATCGAACAAAGAACAGTTTATTAAGAACTCTTTGGACTTTTATCGTGCGAAGGGTACAGAACGTGCGGTTGACCTTTTCTTTAAACTGATCTATGGATTCGAAGCGAACGTATATTATCCAGGTGATGATATATTCCGTCTGTCAGATAACACATGGACGGATGTTCGATATCTAGAGGTAGAAGAGTTAGATACAAACGTACAGATGGTGGGAGTTACCGTTACAGGTGCTACTACTAAATCGACAGCATTTGTTGAACGCCTAATTCGAATCAATAAAGACGGCAAGTATATTAACGTCTTGCATCTGTCTGGTCTCTCAGGCCGTTTCCGTACCGGTGAACAGGTCTTTACAACAGAATTAACTAATAACGTTTCGGTGCGAGTCATTGGATCGTTGACTACTCTGACCATTCAACAGTCAGACGAAGGATTCCTTGTAGGTGAAACACTGTCGATTACAGATGGTTCAGGTAAGAAAGCGAAGATACGAGTCGGTGAAACACAGAACTTTACGGGTATCGTAAACTTTACCCTTCTCGGAGGAGGATGGGGCTTCAGTGAGGAAGCAGAGGTTATCGGTTCACGCAATGTATATGAGATGAATAATTTCCAAACATCAAATACATCATACTTTGCAATGAACGATCACTTTCAGCAATTCACTACACTACAACAAGACCTTGTTGAGATATACGTAGGACAGGCCATTGCAAACGACGATATTCATGGAGAGTTTCTTGAAGATATCAGTGAAGGCATCCGAGAAGCGAATATTGTGTGTTACGAAAGCAATGATGCGAATACAGCAAACGTGGTCTTTGAAGGCCGCATTGTAGACTTCTCTACGACCGACAATATTTTGACGCTGAACTATAATGGTGAAGTATACGATAACGTTACCTTTATTGAATCGCAGACTCAGATTTTCCTTCAAGCAAATGATGAAGGTTATTTCGCGGCGTCTAACGTAGAAGTATGTAACGCAACCGCAAACGTCATGGGATTTGCGACGAATGCCACCATGACATACGAATACACC